TTGAAAATCAAAGATTGAAATTTAAACCAGTATTAAATGATACGGTAGAGAATTTAAGCGGTAAGAAGTTTCGTTGCTATGGTTTTGGAGTAACTTACAAAAGCGGGATTAAAGAAGATTATTATTTATATCGTCAGTTTAATACTGAGGGAGTGCCTATCGAGTTTACTGTTACCGATATTGAATATTGTTTGGCTATGGAGAATAAAAGATTATTTAAGATATAAATTATGGAAGAAGCAAACAAAGAACTTGAATTTTTAGAAAAAAAATACTCATCTTATAAAAGTAAAGTATTTAGAGAAAATCAAATTTTAGGAGATATTATAATGAATATAAATAGTTATCCTAAAAAAAGTAAACGTGGAAAACATTGGTCATTAGTAAGAGATTTATATGATAAAAAATATAACCTATGATAATACCTTTAATCATTCGTATAACTATGCTAACTTATGGCAACGTTTACACAATTTGCGTTACACAAAATGTGAAATTTCCTGAGGTAGTTACTTCTCAATCGGTGCTAGAGACTGGTTGGTATAAATGTAAATTCTGCTCACTAGAAAAAAATAATATCTTTGGATTTAGCAATGGCAATTATCTTACCTTTGACCATTGGATAGAATCGGTAGCATATTATAAAAAGTGGCAAGATAAATATGCTCCTGAGTTATGCACTAATAATGAGTATTTGCAATGGCTTAAAGACTTTGGATACTTCACAGATGAAAACTATATTAAAAAAATAAACAATATACTATGAAAGCAATTTTAGAATTTAATTTAAACGATGAGGATGATGCTATTAGATACAAGCATTGTAATAATTCTATTCGGTATTTAGCTACACTTTGGAATATTGCGCAGATACGAAACTACTTTAAATATGATGATAAAGTAACCGCTGATATGGTATTAGAGCGTATAGATTGCATATTTGCAGAAGACAATATTAACATAGACGAATTATCATGACAGGAAGAATGCAAAAAGAGATATTCAATGAAATCTCAAGAGGTCAATGGGAATATCTATCTAACGTATATACTACGTCAGGATTTGATGCTATTAAAACTGAGGCAAAGATATTAGGTGTACACGCTTCACATTTAGTAGCTAAAATTAATCAATTCAATAAAGAAATGATTGAGCATAAGAATTTAACTACTGAATTAGATATTTTAAAAGATTTGTCATTTACCGAACGATTACAACTAGCTTTAAATTATAATAATAATTATTTTGAGTTTAGCAATAATAATACTAATTTAGCGGAATGAAAATATCAGTTATACACCCATCACGAAATAGACCTGAGAGAGCCAGTAAGGTTTTTAATGAAATGATTTCTAAGGCTGACAAACCTAAATTAATCGAATACATAATATCTATCGACAATGATGAAACTAAAGATTATACGAATATTAGCTGCGGTATATATACTCCTATTACACTTGTTAGCGATAATAGGTATTGCGTGGGTGCTATAAATAACGGCGCAAAGGCCTCAACAGGTAAAATACTAATGGTTGCATCAGACGATTTTGACGAGTGGCCAAAAGGTTGGGATACTACAATAAGAAAGGCATTGAAAGGTTATAAGTGTAAGTTATTAAAGACTAATGATGGCTCTCAGCAATGGATAGCAACCTTACCGATCATGGATAGGGCATTATATGAAAAACTAGGTTACATTTATAATCCACTATACAAACACATGTTTTGCGACACAGACCTTTCTAGTGTCTGTGATTTATTAGATGCAACCGTTTACCGATTAGATATTATATTCAAGCATAATCATTATACTAAGTTGAAAAACAAAGATGCCGTTAACCAACGCAACGATGCCACTTGGAGCGAAGGCGAAGCGATATATTTAAAACGTTTTAAACAAAACTTTGGTTTATCTAAGGATGAAATAAAAGGTAAAATCAAAGATACGCATCATAAGGAGTGGGTAAGGAGAAAGCTGAATGATTAAACTCTCAATATTAATTCCTTCGATATTTGAACGTAGCGATTCATTTAATTCACTTGTAAATAATTTAAAGGCTCAAATAAATACCTGTGGCTTTGATAATACCGTATCAATTATTTCATTGATAGATAAAAGAGGCGATATGTCGGTAGGGCATAAGCGCAATTCACTTATTGAAATGGCGAAGTCTGAATATATTGTTTTTATTGACGATGACGATATGCCTAGTAATGATTACGTATTAGAATTAATGACAGCCATACAATCAAATGCCGATGTTATACCGATTAACGGTTACATAACAACGAATGGCAAAAATCAAGTATATTGGGATATGGGTTTAAACTTACCTTATGATACTGTAAAACAAAATGGTAAAATTAGTTATAGGAGATTTCCTAATCACATTGCCTGTATGAAGAGAGAATTAATATTACCTTATAAATTTAAGGATATTAATTTCGGCGAAGATTACGAATGGGCAAAGAGGCTAAATGATAACAAAGTATTTAAAACAGAATATAGAATAACAAAACCAATCTATCACTATGTATTCACAAAACAACGAAGAGGAAGTAATTCTAAATCACTTTAAAAACTTTAAGGGTACTTTTTTAGACTTAGGAGCATACGATGGGATAGACCTATCTAATACTAGAGCATTAGTTGAGTTAGGTTGGTCAGGTATTTGCGTTGAGCCTAATCCAGTAATATTTGAAAAACTATGCGATAATCTAAAGGAATATAATAAAGTTATTCAATATAGGTTTGCAATAGGCACAGAGAATAAAACGGTAATAATGCAAATGAATGATACTTACTATTCGACAGTTAAGAAATCTGAGGTAGATAGATGGCGTGGCGCATTTAAGTTTGAGTCAGCAGAAGTACAGATGCTAGACTTTAAATCGTTCCTAGAGTTTTCAAAGTATAAAACATTTGATTTTATTTCTATTGACTGTGAAGGATTAGACTATGAGATACTGGCGCAAATAAACTTAGATGACGTTAAATGCAAAATGGTCTGCGTGGAAACTAATTCTAAAGAAACTGATAAGTATATTGATTATATTCTTAAATTTGAAGGCTTTAAGATTATTAGTATCAATAGCGAAAACTTAATAATGGCAAGATGATATTTGTAATTCATAATGACCAAAGATTTGAAAGGGTTAAGAACTTAAAGGAGCAAAGTAAATACGCTAATATTGGCGACTTCGGTATTCAAAAGGCTATATTCACTTCGTCACCTAAAGCGGGAATATCACAGGCTCATCGGTCAGTAGTGGCAAAGGCTAAAGAACAGGCATGGCCTTATGTGGTAATAATGGAGGATGACATAAAGTTTACCGATAAAGATTCCTTTATGCTTTTTATGAATATGATTACCTTATGTCCTGACGAAGTAGATATATTGTTAGGTGGGTTATACACCACATCTCAGTTAGATAATTATAAAGGGATGCCATTCTTTAAACAGGTAGATAATGTTTCAGGATTCCATTGTTACTGTGTGTTCCAAAAGGCTTATGATAGATTTTTAGAAGCACCCGACAACTACCATATAGACAAGTGGGCAACTGGATCTAAGTTAGGAAACCTATTAACGCTTACTTGTTATCCGTTCCTAGCAATTCAGCAGGATGACTTTTATTCTGACAATAAGAAACAAGTTAAAAACTATTCACATTTACTAAAGAAGTATGAACTATTTGAAAGTAAGAAACTTAGTAAAGTTAAATAATGAAAACAAAAATAGCGATATTCGAGGTAAGGGCAATGAAGGTAAAATACTTTGATTTGCCTATTAGACACTATTTTTATATTTTTAATAATTAAACAACTAAACAAAATAATATGAAAACAGAAAACATTGACGATTATTTAGATTTTACTAATGCTATAAGTAAGATTGTAGATGGGGATAAAACTATGAACGCTTTAACTTTTGTTACAGATGGTACTCACGTTTATTCATCAATTCAAGGAGATAATATACTTTTAGCTGAATCTATAATTAGAACTATGGAAGAGGATGAAAGAGTTAAAAGAATAATTTTAGGTATTGCAGGTCACATGATGCATCAAAGAGATGAAATGGCTTTATCAATGATTGAATATGCTAAATTAAAATAATTAGATTATGGCACAGGTAGGAAGAGATGAGAAAGGTAAGTTTATAGCTAAGAATACTTGGCAAATGTTAAAAGAGGTTTATTCAGGTGGCAGACCAAGAGTATATGATGACCCTGACCAAATGTTATTAGTGGCTATGGAATATTTTGAATGGGCTGATGAAGTACATAAAGGAAAATATGCAGAGGCAGACCTTAGATTATTTTTAGGTTTTCATGGTAGAACAACTTGGCATGATTATAAACATAATCCGAAGTTTACGAACGCTATATATATTATTGAATCAATTTTAGAAGGTGATACGGAAAAGAAATTGATGTGGGCAGGGTCAACACAGGGTGCAATCTTTAAATTAAAAAACAAACATGGTTGGAAAGATGAGATTACTCAGAACCAAAACCAAACAGTTACAACCGTTCAACCTTCGATTATTTCAGGGAGTCCTAAATTAGCTAATGACGAAAAACAAATAGATGTTTAAATGCTCAACCGTATATTTAGCAAACTGGGAGGCATCGGAAGACACCGTAGTAAATCAAGGCGGTACGAGTTCTGGCAAAACCTATTCAATCATTCAAGTCCTTTTCTCTATTGCAATATCTGAGAAAGCTACCATTACCGTAGTTGGTCAGGATATACCTAACTTAAAAGTAGGTGCGTTGAGAGATGCCTTAGAAATATACGAGAACTCACCCGAATTGAAAGGCTTAGTTACTTCATATAATAAGACAGACCGTATATTCGAGTTTACTTCAGGTTCTATAATGGAGTTTAAATCTTATGGCAATCCACAGGATGCAAAGAGTGGTAAGCGTGACTATTGTTTCTTAAACGAGGCTAACGGTATTCCTTTCGATATTTTTACAGAGTTGGCACTCCGTACTCGTAAAAGAGTATTCCTAGACTATAATCCTAACAATGAGTTTTGGGTGCATCAAAAGGTAATAGGTAGACCAAACACTAAACTAATAATATCAGACCATAGGCATAACCCATTCCTATCTGAAAAAGTAAGGGAGAAAATCGAAGGGTTAAAAGAGATTG